GCTTACAGCACCAGCACGAATGGTGGGTCTGGGTATTTTGATGGGTCAGGAGACTACCTGACGCTTGGCTCAAATGCGGCATACGCTCCGGGCAGTGGCGACTTCACTTGGGAATGCTGGGTGTATCCCACAGCAACGCCGGGCGTGTTCTGGATTACAGACACATCAGGCGGTCTACAAATTGGTTTTCAGGATGCGTCGACTTGGGGCGTCGCCCGTGCTGTCATTCAATGGTATATGACATCAACAACGCTTCCAACAAACTTTATGTGGAACCATATTGCTGTTACTCGTAGCGGCTCAAATATGGCGTTATTCCTAAACGGAACTCGAATTGCCACTAAGACATCTGCCACCGCCGACTTCTCCACTGGCTCCACAGCTATTATGGCGAACCTCTCTGGCGTGTCTGCAACAGCGGGTTACACAACTGATATTCGCCTTGTAAAAGGAACCGCCATTTACGACCCAACCGTCAGCACATACACTGTTCCAACAGCGCCGCTGACAGCCGTAACGAACACGGGCTTTTTGGCTAAATGCCAGAACGCAGCCATCTTTGACAACTCAATGAAGAACGATCTTGAGACTGTCGGTAACGCTCAGATCAGCACAAGCGTTAAGAAGTTTGGCACGGGGTCGATGTCGTTTGGTTCAGCGACAACAGATGCGCTATATGTTGCAAGCCAAAATACATTCGATATCTCAACTGGAAATTTTACATTGGAGTTTTGGGTGAACTTCAATGGGTTTGGAAGCGATAAGAAATATGCAATCCAAATTTCTGGAAGCAGTTATTGGCAACTTGTTCACGATAGTTCTTTTGGTATCTCTCTCCGTGTAACCGGATATTCAGAAGTTGTTGGACAAGGCAGCAACACTGGATGGTCAACCGGGACGTGGTATCACGTTGCTTTGGTAAGAAACGGAAACACGTTTACAATTTATCGGAACGGGACGAGTATTGCTACTGCGACAAATTCAAACTCGCTTGGTTTTTATCCCAATACGAATATTGGCGGCTATGCGTCAAACAATTCGCTGAACGCTTATATTGACGATATGCGATTAACCAAAGGCGTTGCCCGCTACACCGCAAACTTCACACCGCCCACAGCGGCATTCCCGAATAAGTAACTGGAGGCAAAAATGATTGTCGCTATCGTAAATAATGGAGCCATCGAACAGACGGGTGATCTATACGTCCTGTTCCCTAACGTATCGTTCCCTGCATCTGGGCCTGAAGCTGAATGGATGGCTGAGAACAACCTTGTTCCAGTGACCTATTTCAAGGCGCACGATGCAGCCACACAGAAGCTGGTTTCCTGCGAAGCCTATCTTGAAGGTGGCGATGTCTACGCAGTGAACGTGGAAAGCCTCTCGGCTGACGAACTGGCCGCTAAGGATGCGTCCACGATTGCGGCTAACAAGTCTGTCCGCAACAAGAAGCTGGCCGAATGCGATTGGACACAGCTTGCAGACGTTAACCTGACGGCTGACTGCAAGACTGCTTTCACGGCATACCGCCAAGCCTTGCGTGATGCTGATATGCTTAATCCGACTTGGCCGGACGCTCCTGCTGAAGAGTGGGTTGCCTAACAATGGATATGTCATTCGGCATTGATACTCTTCTAACCATCATCGCTGGCGTTTTTGCCATCATTGGTGTTTGGACGAAGTTGAGCAACCGCCTGGCAATTCTGGAAACCAAGTTAGATTTTGGTGATGAGAAGTTCAGCGCCATCGACAAGAAGTTTGATGAAGTGATGACGCATCTCCGCCGGATTGAAGACAAGTTGGACAATAAGGCAGACAGATGAGCTTTCTAAACGACTTTGAGAGCAAGGCCGAGGGCGTGAACGATACCGTTGAGTTCGTTATCCGCGTCGCCATTGTAACGCTGGCAGCCGTTATCCTTGTGGTAGTTATGGCGCTGGTCGTCGGTCTATTCGTGCCGAACGATGTAGTTGAGAGTGCGGCCATCCTTGAGACAATCAACCCTGCGTTCCAGACCATCATCGGTGCGTTCGTTGGCTTGCTTGGTGGCCTTTCTCTGAACGCCAATGCGCGTGACAAGGAAGAGCCTGTTGAACCCGTTGAGCCTGAACCAGTAGCGCCGCCCGCACCACCAGCCCCAGCCGTTGAGTTGGATGACGACGACGACATGGAGCCGTGGGAAATGTATCGCAACGATCTTCGCTACGACAACAACGATGACGGCAAGGTTGACGAAGACGACTTTCCGAATTGGCGTAATCCGGGGCAGTAATGGCTGATAACCTATCGACCGTTGAACTGATCGGTCAACTCTGGCCCGTCGTTCTCGCCTTTATCTCGCTTACAATCATCCTCGCCAAGATGGATGTGCGGTTGGGCGTGACGGAAGAGAAGATCAAGACGCTGTTTGAATTGTGGAATAAGGGGCAGGACAAGTGAGCCTGATTGAACTGCAAAAGAAGATCGGCGTTACGCCTGACGGAGCGTTTGGTCCCGGCACACTCAAGGCCGCGATGAAATATTACAAGCTGACACCACGCCGCGCTGCACACTTCTTCGCCCAGTGCGCTCACGAAAGCGGCAACTTTAGGGCTTTTTCGGAGAACCTGAATTATGGCGCAAAAGGGCTTCGCGGTATTTTTAGAAAATATTTCCCTACTGATGCAATGGCTAGAGCGTATGAGCGACAGCCAAAAAAGATTGCTAATCGGGTATATGCAAGCCGCATGGGCAATGGTCCGGAAATGTCTGGCGAAGGTTTCGCGTACAAAGGGCGGGGGGCCTTGCAATTAACTGGCAAGGCTAACTACCAAGCGTTTGCAAATTATATCAATCGTCCTGACATCATGACGAACCCTGATCTGGTAGCAACCGAACTGGCTTTTGAAAGCGCATTGTGGTTCTTCGACAAGAACAAGCTGTGGGCCATTTGCGACCAAGGCGTAAACGACGCCGCCATCCTTGCACTAACTAAGCGCATCAATGGTGGGACGCATGGCCTCGATGACCGCAAGGCCAAGACAAAGAAGTTCTACTCTTGGTTCTCATGAAAGGGTGTTTGGCAAATGCTCCCGTTTAATCCGATCATGGGCTATGTGGCGGCAGGCGCTCTTGTTATTGGCCTCGCAGCCGGATGGAAAGTCAAGGATTGGCAATGTGATGCTGCGTATTCCAAAGCTCTGGAAAAAGCTGAAAAGCAACGCCAGCAGATGCAAGGAAAGATAGATGAGGTTTCTTCGCTTTACCAAGAACAGCAAGATAAAGCCGATGTGGTGGTCGCCGGAGAGCGAGAAACAATCCGCGAGATATATAAGACTTTGCCTGCTGTCCCTGCTGATTGCATTCCTGATCCTCGTGTTGTCGGGCTGCTCGAAGGCGGTGTCAATCGTGCCAATGCCGCTGCCTCCAGCGAACCTAGCAAGTAACTGCCCACCTCTTCCAAATCCGCCTTCCACACTCACCGATCCTGAACGCGCTATCTGGGAAGTAGAAATAATTTCCAAGTATGGGGATTGCGCTCTACGCCATCGTTTAACGGTAGAAGCATGGGAAGAGGCTGTAAAAATTCCCAAGAAGTGATATAAGGACGTAAGGCTACGCACGGAAAATAACATGGCGCTAATTCCTATCAGCATCCCACCGGGCGTTTTTCGCAACGGTACTGAACTTCAGTCAACCGGACGCTGGTATGACGTTAACCTTGTCCGCTGGACAGAAGGCGCGATGGAGCCTGTCGGCGGGTGGGAGCGTCGCGGAAACGGGACTGTAACTGGCAAGGCCCGTGGCCTAATTACATGGAAGACAAACGCTGGCGTTCGCTTCGCTGGGATTGGTACACCATCTAAGCTGTATGCTATGACGCAATCGAGCGGGTTGGTGGATATTACGCCAACTGGCTTTACTGTGGGGTCGGACGATGCTTCTACGGGCGCTGGTTACGGGATTAGCACTTATAGCACTGGCTATTATGGCACACCTCGCCCTGATGCTGGTTCTGTAACAGCCGCAACGACTTGGAGCTTTGACACTTGGGGCGAATATCTCGTCGGCTGCTCGACATCTGACGGCAAGTTATACGAATGGCAGTTAGACGCATCTACGCCAACAAAGGCTGCTGTAATCACAAACGCTCCGACAAGCTGTCAGGGGCTTCTTGTTACCGCTGAACGCTCAATGTTTGCCTTGGGCGCGTCTGGAAATAGCCGTCGCGTTGCATGGTCTGACCTTGAAAATAATACGGTCTGGACAGCAGCATCTACGAACCTTGCTGGTTCCGTTGACCTTCAGACAACAGGTAAGATTATTTGCGCCAAGCGTGTTCGCGGCCAGAACCTTATCCTGACTGACATCGACGCGCACGTCCTAACATATGTCGGCCAGCCATTTGTATATACGGCTGAAATTGCTGGTCGTGCTTGTGGCGTCATCTCTGCAAATGCGGTGGCCGTTCTTGATAATGCCGCTGTATGGATGGGCCAGAAGGGCTTCCATATGTACGACGGCTACGTCAAGCCGCTGCCATGCGAAGTGTATGATTACGTTTTTAACAACATCAACACGAACCAAATCTCTAAAGTCTACGCCGTTAACAACGCGCAGTATAACGAAGTGTGGTG